AGATATGTGGCCTTTTTCCGCCCACCATATTAGAGGCTTCCACTTGCGCATCAGCTCCAACATGGCGTCCACAACCTTGTCTGTAGTTCTCTTTTCCCACCAGCAATCCAGCAAATATATGTCGTCGTTCCTGTCTACGCCCACAATCAACAAACACGTCGCATCGTTCCGCGTCTTGTCCACACCAACAGCATGATCTGAGGCAGCGTAAATACGCATATCGTCTGGAACGTCTTTGCGATTAAAGTATTTGATGTTTTCGCGACGAAACAGATCACCGTCTTCTGCTGTCGGTCTACCCTGATACAACGCACTAAAACCGCGCGGATCAAGACGCCGCTGCGCTTCCATAAACTCCATATCAAACCGCTCGGGCCACAACAGTTCACCCGGCTTGCGGCCAAGAGGGTCTTCATCTTCTGCTAAAGCCGGTAGGTTAATGATCTTCCACTTTGCAGCCTCTTCGGGGCTGTAATGCGGGTTTGTGGGGTCTGTAAGGCGACCAATCAAGTCATCCTCATGCCAGCGCGTCTGAACGATAACAATAGATGCTGATGCTGTCATAAGGCGCGTCATCAACACTTGAGTGAACCACTGCCACAGCTGTTCCCGCAACGTCGGACTGTTGGCCTCGAGGCTGTCTTTAATTGGGTCATCGAGGATAACAAAATCGCCACCACGACCAGTGATCGAACCACCTCGGCCAACAAACACCGACATCCCACCAGACGTCGTTTGTATTCTGGACTTCGATGCACCGCCCTTGCGTAACCCAAAGTTAGGGAAAACATGCTTGTATTGCGGCAGCGTCATAATGTTTCTGACATCTGCACCAAAGTCTTTCGCAAAGTCTTCGTTGTATGTAGCAAAAATCACATTGCGGTACGGATCACGACCCTGCACCCAGGGGACAAACCGACGCGAAACTAACTCTGATTTACCGTGTCTGGGCGGCATAGATACGATTAGACGCGGAATGTGGCCCTTCTCGACCTTCTCAAGCACTTTGGCTAACGCTCTATGGTGCTTGGCGTCCTTGAACATGCTTTGGTCAATGTTCTCTGGATCATCTGCATCAGGCATAGTGTATTTGACAAAATCAACAAAGCTACTGCGGCACTCAATAGCTTTTTTAAGCCTACGCGCCGAAGCAATCTTTTTATCTAGTTCGTCAAAACGCTTGTTTTCACTCATTGGCTAAACCCAACGCCTTCTCCAAAGTTTCGGTGTTGCGCCTACTCCAGCCCTTTCCGTAGATTTTGTAATCATCTAAAGACCGATAAAAAGCCTCACGACCATCATAGTATTTGTGAAGCACATCCACAGGATCAAAGTCATAAACAGCTGCAATAGTCTTAGGACCGATAGCCCCATCAGCCGTTGCCGACACTGAACGCTGCAAAATCTTGGCAGCGCGGCCCGGTCCGGCATTAACACAAAGATCAGCGCAGCTTACGTCAATACCAGAAGGGAGTTCATCTGCCTTAACTGCATCCCAGTAATTCTTTTTGTAAAGAGGCTTAACATCGTCAACGGTCAGCTCACGCATTACCTCTTTTGGTGCAGGCTTGCCGGTATATTTCGCCCAGTTCCACGAAGTAACACCAAGCATAGTGCTACCTTCGTTGCCGTGACCATCGCCCTTACTGTTTCCTTTGTCGCGCTGGTCGTCAGTAAATCCACCCTCATGCTTTATCAGCATTTCAAAAAACGTTTCCCAGTTCTCTTTCATGTTATTTCCTCTTAAACAAAGCCTGCGCACCCCGGACACCGAAGCTGGCGCTTATTGCGATACCTAACGAATAAAAATACCAGTCCGGCGCTTTGGAAAGCTGCTCAAATCCACGATCTACCCAGCCCTCGGCACCGGGTATGAAGGCCAAAATAAGCGGGATTGACAGAACAATTACGAACCACTCGTCTTTCCAGCTTGATTTTGCGCCCTCGGCCATGATGCGCTCCCAATCGGCAACGCTTGTATGCTCCGAAAGCATGATCTTCGCTTTGGCTTCCGCTTCAGTCAGCTTGAGCTTGGCTTCCGCAGCCTGCTTCGTGGTCTTTGCGTCCAGCCAACCACCGGCAAGGTTAGCTATTGGACCGATCAGTGCTTGCAGCATTCTTGCTCTCCATTGCGTTAAACCCGAAATATGCGGCAGCGATACCAGACGCCCCGATAACATAAACCGCCGCTATGTCGGCCAATAAACCCGCAGCAGTCTCTAAGCCCCACAGAGAGGCCGCTAGGATGACAAAAGGATATAAAACCATCCCAGATAGGGAAAACCATGTCATGCGCCTCTGCGCGTCCCTTTTTGCGTCAGAGTCTTCCATTCGGCGGCGACGGTCTTCCAGCATGATCTCATGCTCTATTGGATCAATCTCTCCATTGCCGTTTAAGTCATATTCATTTGGCATATTTCATTCCTCTATCTCGCAAGAGTGCTAAAACTTCAGAAAAGTCTCGACCAGATCGCGCAGCCAAGCCTTCAATGATTAACTCAACATTTTGATCGAACAAGCGTATGATCTCTGCGTCCTTCATGAATTTACCTTAAAACATTGCAGATACTCATTGGCCTTTGTGATTAAAACAGACGCGCGGCGCAGCTCATCAGTGCAATCCTTTTCGCTACTGTACTGACCAACCTCAAAGTGAACGACCTGGGCTGTCAGCTGGAACCAGAGAAGCAAGTACATCACCGGACCTCATCTGCAAGCAACGCTGCGAACCATATCAATCCACCGCTGCCAGCTGCAAAAACTATGCAGGCAACGGCAACAGTAATAAAATAGAATACGCGGTCGCGTTTTGCCGCTTGCTCCTCAAGAGCTTTCTTTTGTCTTGCCCTGGCTGCGCCCATCTCGCGCTGCACTGTCTCCCACATGCCAGGTGGCCCATACAGTTGGCAATGAGATCGCAGAGTATCCATAGCCTCTTTATGCTTCATCTTTGCGTTTGCAATTGCAAAGCCCTCTTCCTCCGTGGAGGTCAGCCTGCCCAACGGGCCTTTATGTCGGCCCTTTTCTGCTAAGTTTATATCAGCTTCGAGCTTTGCCAGCTTACCAAACTGCGGAAGTATTGACCCAACGTCCTTACCAGCTTGGACAGCAGAGCTGATACTTCCAGATATTGTGCTGACCGCACTCGCAAGGGCTAAAACTTCAATCATGTTTCAACGAACCTCGATGGGCAAACGAAGAGATAGCTGACACGGTAAACCTTATCGTACCACAAGCCATTCTTTTGAAGACCGCAATCATAGTAGCAGTATTGAAACAGCTGGTTCCCGCCCTGCGTCCAAGCATGGTTGAAAGAGACAAAGGCGAGAACACAGACCATCAACCCATCTTAGTCAGCACTGCGACCAGCAACCCAATAATAGAAGCCGTTGCTGCAATCATAATGCTTTCCATGCGCTTCACGCGACCAAACAAATCCTTGAACTGGATTTTAACCTCAGTCTTGATAGCGATCACCTCTTTCTCAAGGCCGTCGATCCGTTCATGCGCGGATGATACTGTTCGTTTGTCCATTTTTCAGTCTTTCTGTTTACCGTATTAATCGACAGTTTTGGATATGTGCCAGCCTTCTTGGGTTTGTGTCATTAAGTAAAGGAAAGGCTCGTAGTGCCTTCTTTTACCCTAATTAAGACAAAGCCAATAGTCGCAATAGTGTTTTTTGCTTCCAAGACATAAACGTAGTAAGATGAGTTAGCAGTATGCTCTCCACTTACATACATATCACCACGAGTACCGTCATTAAGGTTAGTTCCATCAAAACTATCAGCGGTGCCCCGCCAGCTTGCAGTGCCATCCGTAGCAAAGCCGCCGCCATTGAAATTGTAAGTACCTACTGCACCGGGTCGGTTACCAGACACACCCTGGTTGTCATCACTTCTGTAGTTATCTGCCCATACAATAAGGTGTTGGGTCGTTTCTGGTGGTACTATAGTGCTCCAATTAGAGCTTGCGGTGCTCTGTGAATAAGGGTGGGTATTGTACATATTGTTCCAACCCGAAGTCCCGTTGTCTTTGTAACCACCCGCCCCGTATTGTGATTGCCCCCGACTGCTATCCCAATCTGTAGTTACAATGGTTGATGAAGTAGGTATTGTACTATTACTCTGACTAGGAAAATAAGAGCGTACATTATTTCCAGCCCCAAGAGGGTTCGTACCAGCCGCCGCCCACAGCAACCATGTTTCTGTGACGCCATCCACGGTAAAGCTTATAACAGGCAACCCAAACCGAGTTGTATTGTCGTAATTACTAGAGCCAAATGATGGTGCTGCATACTGCCCTGCAAGGTTTAAAAACCCTTCGCCCGGTGGTGGTATGTTTGTATCAATGTTAAAACTTCTTGAAGCAGAAGAAAAACCATCAGACGCACTTACGGACACATTATAGATAGACTCAGCAGACGGAGTACCGACAATGCTAGAGCCACTTATACTTAAACCCGCAGGAAGGTTAGAAGAAGTGTAAGAAACAGCTTCTCCCTCTGGGTCTGTTGCGGAAAGAGGAAGATTTGCGGCTTGGCTTACTCTAGCTTTAAGAGTGCTAGAGGCAGCGGGGCTACTCCAAACGGGTGCAGAATTAACGATCTGAATGTTAAACTGCCGAGTGTTTGTGTTACCTACACTGTCAGTGGCTCCAATAGTAAACGTATAGGTGGTTGTGGTCTGTGCTGTAGAAGTACCTGTAATAGCACCTGTTGCAGTATTTAGAGAAAGACCCGCAGGTAAGTTGCCCTGTGTCAGAGAATAACCTGATATAGTATTCTCAGCGTCAGTAGCTTGTACGGTAACAGAGACCGCATCATCCCAACGTGTTGTCGTAGCAAGAGTACCTGCGGCTGTCGTGAAGGATGGAACAGAACCAGCATCAATGCCTTGTATGCTTTCTGCAGACAGACCAGCACCGTTAGTAACGGAAACCCTAAAAGGTTCATTAGCTACGGGCAGATTTGTAGCGTTAGTAATAGTAAGCTGGGAGTTACTAACATAAGTAATGGTAGCCGCCGCATACTCTGTACCGTCAGCGCCCTTGAATACCGCTGTAGTAGCAGTATCGAAGAACGCACCGTCCACGGTAAAGGTAGACCCAGCCGCACCATCGAAGTTGTTTGGGGTAATACTTGTAATGCTCGGAGGTGTAGCCACAGCCCCCCAGCCAGAGCCTGTGAAAGTCTCAAAGAAGCCTATGGTTGTGTTGTATCGCAGCGAACCAACAACAGCCGCTGGGTCACGCTGTGCGGTTGTGCCTGACGGGACTTTAATCCCGCCAGCGTTAAACTCAGAATTGTCAGCGCCATCCACCCGGACAACGACTTTGCCGCCG